AGCTTGAACCAGTCGCGCTGGACAATGCCGCCCTCTTCAGGATCGATAATCTCGGCGTAAATCTCTTGGCGGCCAAGCTTAGTGCCTTCATACTGCAGGATCTGCTTGCGGAAGTTCTCTGACAGGTTGTCAAGGTTTGAGTAAGTGCTCGCAGTTGTAAGTACGACATCATCACCTTCACGGCCAATCAGGTCAATGATTAGTTCCTTGGGTTTCGGCGTGGTCGTGCAGATCAACCTGGTCTTCATGTCCTCCAACTTCAGACGCATGCCGAATTGAATCTGATCCCAGCTTTCCTGCAGATACTCCCAAGCCGCTAGCTCATCGCAATTGTGAACTACGATGCCATTAGCAATGAACTCGTGCTCGCCTTCAACAGTTAAGTTGTACGTCTTTGAGTTCGGCAACCTTTCGACGTTGCTTACCGCCATTTGCTTCAGTTCGATAGGTCCGCTCCGTAGACTTTGCATTGCATTGCTTGCAGCAGTATCGCTGAAACGATTTCTTGGCCAAATATTCGCTTGAACAGACGATGCACTTACGAATCTCTGGCTTAAAGGCATTGACCCGCCACGATTCCATACACTTTGTTGAACAAAACTTACCAGGCTGGCCGGACGCAGTTGATATGAATTGCTTGGCACATTGTATGCAAACGGCCTGCTTAGGATGCCTTGCCCTTTTAAGATTCTCTCTTGCAACTTCTTTTTGCCGCTCAGTGCCAACCCTTCCAATTGCATGATGCCTTTGGTGATCAGACTTTGACATGAGTGCAAGATTTGAGATGTCGTTGTTGTTAACGTCGTGATCAATGTGGTGGATAACAAAGCCACGCGGGATTTGGCCGTGTTTCTCTTGCCAGATGAATCGATGAAGGTATCCACGCCTTTTGTTGTGATAGTGGCCGCTTGGCCTCCTATGCCAAGTGACACTGGCGTAAACGATGCAGTCCATAAAAGATCCCCTTGCTTGATGTTGCCAGCAGTTATCCACTGGTCACCAACAAGTATCGGATGATCCTCTGTTACTGTCAATCTCGTTGCTCCAGACGTTATCGTTACCAATCCTGATGGATTGCCAGATACACCTGATGCAAGCACCATTCTTGGGCCATGGCGTGTTGCTACGATTTCGCCAACCCGAAGCGTTTCTATAGGTTTTTCAGTGCCATCAGCCATGGCAATCAATGTGCCAGGGATGCAGCACCATCCACCATGAAATTGTGGTCCCCTGAAACGCTCGGGTTCCGAGGCTGGGATGCCCTTGATCAGGCTGCCATTGGTCAGCTTGATCTCATGCAGCGCTTTGTTGTAATCAGCGATCAGAATGGGTGGAATCACGCTCAGGAGGCCCGAATCACCTTCAAAGCATGTACTCCTCACATCACTGCTTGTGGGCGCCGCTACGAGCCATCTGGTGCCTTTGTAGGACCATGCCCACCAGCCGATCTGCTCCGAGGCCATTCTCGTTTTACCGGCCCCGCGGCCAGCAAGACACAAATGAATACTCCACCAGTCACCATGAGGCAGGATTTGGTGATCGAGCGCCTGGCTCATCCAAGTCATGCGCCACTGCCTGGCCGCGGCCTCCTGGGGAGCGTGCGCGTAGACTGACGCGAAACGCTTCCTCGTCTCAGCGTCTTGGAAAATCTCAGCTAAGTCATTTGTTCCCAAGCTGGCGCTTCGCTTCCATGTTCTTTAAGATCGCGTCAAAGAACGCCAGGTCGGCCTGCACGCTGACGGGATTCTCAGCGTCGCCTGCCATCGTCACACGGTCACCATAGCGCTTGGGGTTCCACTTGGCCAAAAGCTTGAGCCGCGTCTCAACTTGCAAGCGCCTGGCGTTCACATCATCGGATCGTGTAACGGCTACATGCGTCTTGCCCGTTGGATCAACGGTTTCAACCACCTTCTCGTACAGGGCTGGCGTGTCAGCTAACTCGAGGCACTCCTCAGCCATCTTGTCATAGCCTGCTTCTCGTGCGCGTGCGATGCGTACCGAAAGCTCGGGGTCCTGCGCCATCCATTCATACATGTTCGTCCAGTGAGGCATATGCTCATCTCTGCATATTTGCCTTAATGGCTCTCCTTCACTTAAGCGCCTTGCAATCTCTGCGGCTAGTTCAGGGGTGTATTTGCTGGGGCGGCCAGTTTTCTTGGGCGCGGTTTGAGGCGCGGCCTGGGCTTTGGGTTTGGCGGGTTTGGGCATCACATCTTCCAGTGACATAAGATCCGCTGATGATAGGGTTTTGGTGGGCTGGTGGCAATTACTTGTGCGGCGAGGGTGCCAACTTCATGCGTAACTGCTTGATTTTACTACAGGATTACCAAAAAAAGAACCCCCATGGCGGGGGTTAACTCTGTTGGGAAGCAGAGGACTTGAGGAGTACAGCATGGAAACAGCCCTCAGTCTAAGTCCTCTTCCTCGTCTTGGCAATCCTCTTCACGCTCTGCGCGTTCGCGCTCCATGTCGTATTCGTAAAGCTGACGATCAAGCCATGCGTCGTAATCCATTTGTCTACTCCTGGCTAAGAAATCGGTTGAGGGCATCGCGCAGTTCGATGACTTTATTTTTGTTGATGTTGGCTGATGCATAGCAACCAACCTTAAAAATGCTTATCCATAAATCGCCATCTTCAAACTCACTGAGACTCATACTCTCATGGTTAGGAAGTTCAATGCGTGCTTCAAATTCTTGTTTGCTCATGTCGTTTGCTCCTGGTTTGCGTTGTTTGCTACTGAGACTTAAATGTACTCTCATTTAATCCACTTGTGTAGATGCTATTCATCCACCCGATAATCGGTTGTTGCGCTAGAATGAATGGCATCCATTTGTTGGATACGCCTACCTATCCATGCCATGACTGGCACTGCCATAGAGTTACCTAGAGCCTTGTATCTCGGCCCATCTGCTGCTTTAGGGATGTCGGTGTAGTCATCAGGGAAACCTTGTAAACGCTCACACTCAACAGGTGTTAAACGGCGCACTGCCATTGATTGCATTACTGCTTGAGTGCTGCCATCAGTGTCGATTGAGCCAATTAGATTGGCTGATGAACAAGGGTCTTGACGCGCATTAAATCCAATCGCCTGCGCCACCACGTTCATACCGCGATCAGCACATGGGCTACTGTCATATCGCGCCGTTAAACTCCCTGCAACACATCCAAACTGTGTTGTCGCCACTGCTGCCGGTTGAGCGCGATCTAATGTAGGCGCAATTTCTACAGAAACGCCCAAACCATTTGAACCTGTGTTAGCTGTGATCATGCTATAGGTTTGCGCCATTATTCCGCAATCAAGCGCTCCAACAATGCTTGATGAAGTTGTTTTGGAAGTTTCTTGCCCCTTTTTTCGGCTCGGTACAGGATGCCCTTGCAGGCTGTGGCGCTCAAAAAGTACCGCTGCGGCACGTCGCCAATTTCCAAGGTATCCGACAACGAACACACGTCTGCGTCGCTGGGCCACTCCGAAGTACTGAGCGTCCAAAACTCGGTAGGCCCACCCATACCCGAGTTCGCCCAGCATTCCGAGGAAGGAGCCAAAGTCCCGTCCTCCATTGCTCGACAAAACGCCGGGGACGTTCTCCCATACCAACCATCTGGGCCTAAATCGGTTAGCAATCGCGCCATAGGTAAGCATGAGGTTGCCACGCGGGTCATCCAATCCCTTTCTAAGTCCTGCAACTGAGAAGGACTGACAGGGGGTTCCTCCGACAAGAAGGTCAATTGTTCCAAGATTCCACTCCTCAAATTTTGTCATGTCCCCGAGATTGGGAACATCAGGATAATGATGTTTAAGCACCTGGCTCGGAAACTTTTCAATTTCAGAAAATGCTTCAGGCTTCCAACCGAGCGGATGCCATGCAACTGTTGCTGCTTCAATGCCTGAACAAACAGATAAATATTTCATTTCACTTTCCAACCATCCGACAAGTGGTCGTTGTATGCAACTAAACGGCGTGTCACATGCAGCAGTTCAGCTTCATCGACCTGGTAGTGCTTGGTAAATGCCTTAACGCCCATGCCATGAATGCCCGTCTTCCCGCGGTGGTGCTCAGGGCATAACGGAATAGCATCCCAGTGGCTTGCACGCTGACCCATGCCCGTGCCTTTGCGAGGGTGGTGAATTTCAGCGAAAGTTCCAGGATTACCCTGAAGATGGCATAAAACACAACCGATTGCGGCAACCTTATCCAAATGTTTCTTCTCGTCTTTAGTCATAGCGCTTTGCGTATCTGCTCGGCATGCTCAATCCCCCAACCACGGCCTTGTGACTGTGCGATCTTGGCAGCGTAACTCAACCCCGCTCGAAAGCCTGCACCCCAGCCCTCAGCAAAGACCTCCTCAGTCCAGCCCTTGTCATCCTCAAAAGCCACTGAGCCGATGAAGTCAGCCAGGTCAGCCATCATTTGTTTATGGCGGCCTTCATTGCTCATCAGATCGTGGCCTTGCCTTCGGCCCTCAGATTTGCTTGCTGAGTTCGATACACCTCTATCCTTGCTTGCGCTGCTATCAGATCCCATCTCAATTTCTCCTCATTTTCAACTGCAACCTTTAAGCCTTTAAGCAACTCAATGTATTCAGGATGAGCGTAAGCATCACGCTCTTGAGCGCCAATGGCTGGCTCTAATGATTGCTTCATCAGCAATGCCTTTTTGCTTTTCCTGAACTCCTCAAGAAAGACGCGCTGTGCTTTAGCGTCGGCAAACTGCCTGGCGTGTTTAATGATGTAATCGACTGCGTCATGCGGGTCATGCTTCATGACTGCCCCTTGCAGGTCCACTATAGACGCTTGAAATCCAAAATCCTGCTGAGTTGATACTCATCCCCATACCCTCCATTTCATCGCGTGTTTTGCATCTACGGCTCACCCCAAAATCGCCCGTGCGGTGCTTGTCAAATGCAAAGGTCGAATTGAAGTAGTTTTTGCAAGCCTGGCATTGGTTGCGATCACCCGTTAATTTCATACACCCTCACTTTCACCATTCCGGCAATCATTGGGTTGCGATAGATCCTCAAGTCCGAGATCTGACTGTCGTCTTTCCAAACTTCCGCGTGCGTCAGACTGTCTAGCAGCGACTTCAGAAGATTGTCGATGTCCCTTTTCCTGCGGTCCGGTGGAAACACCTCGATCTCGACTCGCAGGTCCCCTTCGAGCGCGTAAGTCTTGATTCCATGTTCCATGAGACACAGGTTCACTGCCTTGCGATAGGCCTGGCCCTCTGCTGAAACATAAACGGTGGCGAGCTTGCCAATGACTTTGTGCCGCCAGTAGGAATTTACTGTAGGTGGCCATGGCAACATAGCCTCAAACAAAACTTGTTGGTTGTCCATGAGAACTCTCGACGAATTGTTGGGATGCTCGGTGATACCAAAGTGCATAGTAGGATTCATGCTCACCATTGCGTTGCTTCTCGCACATTAAAAGCGCGTCATATTCCGACGGATCAACCAGCAACCCTGATTGAATGGCACGCTCCTTTTTCTTGTTGCGATAAAAAAGAAATACGTTATCCACCTGGTCGGCAATCGAACCTGATCCTTTAAGGCTTACCTTGTCAGGCAGCGCATCATCCGATTGGCCTTTGCGAATGTGATGGACCAGGTGAATGTGCATGTCCTCATAACGTGCCAGTGCTGTCAGATCGTCGATAAAAGCTTTCTGGCCGTTATAGTCATCTTCTGCGCGAACACACTTCATGAGGCTGTCAACAAAGAAATGCTTAACGCCAAAATGCTTTGACACATATCGGCCAACACCAATCACAGCACGCGGATCTGCAACGCCTTGATGGTCATAAAACCACATGGATTCACCAACCCATTGCTCAAAGCGTTCAAATTGATCGCTGGTCGGGTCAGTCATGTGTGAAAACTGCCTGATCATGCGCTGGATGCTGCGCACGGGGCGCATCTCAAAGCTTGCAATGCAAACCTTCTCACCCTGCTGGATAAGGTTCAGGGCAATCTGACCCGTCATCATGGATTTGCCTGACCCATTTTGCCCAGCATAGACCGTAACTTCTTGAGGTCGGAACTCAAACTCACCCAAAGTCTTGCTCCAAGGCATCGTAACGGGCTTGTGAGCGATTTTTTTCTGGAGTTCAAGCTTGAGGTCATAAATCGCATCTTTTGCGCTTCTGAGGTGATTTAATGGCTCGTGCTCCTCATAAAAGCTTTCAAAGTCAATGCTGTCAGGTAATACGTTCATAGAATGTCTTTCGAGTCACGGATCGTGATTGGATTAGTGATGGTGTAATTGGCAATGACTCGGGCGGCGATGGGAAGTAAGCGCTTATAAAGCACATCAACCGCATCAGTGTTGTCGCCTGTAATCATGACGGACAAGTCTTTGGCCCAGAGTAAATTGGCGCGGGTAATCTCATCAGGCTTGTAAACGACCACTGGATAAGGCGGGTAGTCATCAGGCTGGCCATCGAACTCAATGAAAACCATGTTGGGCTTTAAGCCAGCAAGACGCATGCGGATAATTGCTTCGCTCATTTGATCAGCCCGCGGGGTAAAGAAGATGCTTGCAAGCCTTTGGCATTGATCTCCTCAGTTTTTATCTTGACGGCCTTGCGACACCATGTTTGCCAAGTAGCAGTCCAATCTACATAACGTCTACCAGTTTTTGCAAAGTAATCTTTGAAGTCTTCAACCGTTTCTTCAAGCCTAAGACCAACTTGCTTGCAACGACTGTTGAAGTAATCAATTTCCTTTTCACTTGGCTGCCAATCTTTTGGCAAAGCTTTTTTCGTATCGCTTGCACCGGATACGTCTTCGTCTTCGTCTTCGTCTAAGTGAGCAGTTGTTGGCAATTGCTTATCATCTGCTAACGGTTGCTTAGCATCTGCTTTGCATGTGTTTGGATGTGCTGGGAACTTGCTAGCTTTGGCTCGCACTTGTTGGCGAAAGTCTAGAATTTCCAAATAACGCTTGCCAGCAACTTCATAAGAAAGCAAAAGTTCTGCGTTAACGCATTCGGTAAGCCAATCAGCAACTTGCTTGTCACTGACAGTGTCAATTGCTAATGGATAACAAGAAGCACGCAAAAGCGTTGGGCTTGCGTAGTACCTGCCATAGTCGTCAACCACGGACATGAGCCTGCGGTAAAAAACCTCAGCAGGCCAGGTTAATTGATTGACGCGTTCCGAGGTAAGTATCCCCTCGCGTAAAAGTCGCACTGGCATTTTTTTACCTTCCATCAAAGGTCGTCATCACTGGAGTTGGGCGTTGGCAGGCGGGTGATGAGACCGCTTTTCGCTCCGTCGAGCTAGCCATGCCCGGTGAACTTTACTTAATGTTTGGTTGGTTCGCAAGCAAAAGTTTGAATCATCTCGCGCAGCTTGCTATCAACGTCTGACCAATAGCTTTCAAAGGCTGCAGAACCACCATTCTCAGCAATGCCCAGGCAGATCTTGGTCAGCATGGTGAGCGCTACGCTGTTGTAAACCTGCTCGGCAAATTCGCAGTCATGCTGCTCGCCAATCAGGTCTACATGGTGACCGATGCTCTTGACCATAGCGTAGGCTGTTTTAGCAACTTCAATCTCGGTCTTAGTCATGCTGCACTCCTTACTTGTATGGCGTCAGGCTGCTTCCGACGGTGATGCGCAAACTCTTTCCAGCATTCATCGCCGTTCAGTCGTTTTGTCCAAAGCGTCTTTGGTATCTCGACAAATTCGGTGTTTCGTGCCCGCCCGTCCGACCGTTTGCGATGCCGTCCAGATGGATGAGCCACTCGCTCATACTTCCAACCACTGGCCTTCAATGATGCGCCAAACTCACTCTGGAATATATAGGTTTGGATCACTTCGTAACCTAATTCCTTGCCCACTCTGGCTGCTGTTGAGTAAAGCATTGAGCACACATTAGGCGTGCCGTCCGAGCACAATCGGGTCACTTCAAGAATACGTTTTGGATCAAGACCACTCGTTGGGCGCCCAACAACCGCACAGCCCAAAAGCCTTCCAGTTTCATCAACCACGCCGATTGAAAAGCGGTGCCCTTGGACACGGCCATGGTGCCTGTGGTGCTCTTCAATATGCGCATTTGCTTCGCGCAGTTCCAGGGGCACGGTCTTTATTTTCATGACTTGTATGGCAACTTGCCTTTGGTTAGCACCAGCAGCCTGTGCAGGGGCATACGGTCAACCCGGCAGTAGTAGTGAACGGTGGACGGCGCAACACCTAGAAGCCTGGCTGCAGCACGGATACCGCCGACGGAATTTATGAGTTCTCGGATGTTCATGGCGTTAGAGTAATACAACGGACCAATTCACGCAAGCTCTAGACAAATGTGTTGACAAGGTGTTCGATCCATGAAACACTTAAAACTCAGCAAACTTTAGAGCAAACAATGGAAAGAAACGATGAATGGCAGTTGATGATGCAAGAGCGCGAGCAAATGACTGAGGAAGCTTTTATCCGTGCCAAGTTAGGCATGGCAAGTGAAAACGACTGGAAATGGCTTGCAAACGAACTCGGATTAGATCTTTATAAAAGGAAAGCAAATGTTGATCTCTGATAGCGGTAGTGACCGCGAATTCAAACTGGCCCCGGCAGGGGTTCATATGGCCATCTGCTACGGCGTGGTCGATTTAGGAACCCAGGGTTACACCTACCTTGGCGAGGAAAAGCAAGCCCGTCAGTGCCGCATCATGTGGGAGCTTCATGGCGAAGATGCTGACGGAAACCCTCTGTCGTTGGAAGACGGAAGGCCGCTGTCAATGAGCCAGCGCTATACCTTATCCCTCAGTGAAAAGGCCAAGCTTCGCAAGACGCTTATCTCATGGCGTGGCAGGGAATTTACTGCGCAGGAACTCAAAGGCTTTGATCTGCGAACCATCATGGGGGCGCATTGCATGCTGACGGTTACTCACGCAGTTAAGGGTGACAAAACCTATGCCAATGTCGATACAGTGACTGCGGTTCCTGCAGCGCTCAAAAAGTTAGGCCTACCTCGCATAGTTAACGACTGGGTTTATTTCAGCTTTGGCTATTACGATCAAAATGAGTTTGATGCGCTGACTGAAGGCCTTAAGAAGATCATTATGCAGTCACCTGAATGGGAGGCCCGACAGCAGATAGCAAAGCCTGTTGATCCGTTTGATGATGACTCGATCCCATTCTGATCATGGCAACGAAACAATTAACTCAAAAAGCAGCCGTCGATCCATCAATTATTTCGCGGCCTGAAAACAAAATGGCCGAACGGGATTGGCAGCCTATCTGGTATGTGGACGGGATTATGTTGGTGCCTCATTACACCAGAAAACACTTGTGGGTGTTTCCAGGCGGCGATGTTTATGACGCTGCAGAACTCGTCGCAATGGGTGCAAAGCAAACAACCACCCTTCTTTGGCCGAGGTTTTGGACATCATGAAACAGCTTGAACTTCCTGAACTTGCCGAGTTTGGTACGGACCCCAAGCTTTTAGTCCGTGTTGACGATCCTGACACCAGTCATGCTGCAGCCCATTCCGTTAAGAGCGGCGAACTTGAGAAGCTCGTTTACGAGACCATCAAACGCTTTGCTGACGGTTGTACTCAAGATGATGTCTTGGCGCTTAATCCAACGAAACCCTATTCATCAATAACCGCAAGATTTAGGGCATTGCTTGATAAAGGGTTCATTGAGGATACCGGAGAGCGTAAGCCTGGCCGATCAGGAAAACTACAAAGGATTGTTAAGGTGAAAACATGGAAATAAAAGAGCGCCCATCGGAGTCTGGCCACTGGTACACCCGTACCGGAGAGCCAATGTACCAAGTCAAATCCAACGCGGGAACTTTGCGCAATACAACGCTCAGGGACGCTCGGAAGTATGACCTAGTACCTTCAGTCACGACTATCCTCAACGTCGCCTCTAAGCCAGGTTTGGAGGCCTGGAAACAGCAACAGATCTTGCTTGCATCACTGACGCTACCCAAGCGTGATGATGAGTCTTTGGATGCCTATGCCGAGCGTGTCTTGCGGGACAGCAAAGAGCAGGCCTCAGAAGCTCGAGATCTTGGGACGGCTATCCATGCCAAGGTCCAATCAGCCTTTGAAGGTGGGCCACCGAATGAGTCTTATCTTGCCGTCAAGCAAGTCCTGGATCAGGCCTATGGCAAGCAAGAGTGGGTGAGTGAGAAAGCCTTCAGTCATCCATTAGGTTTTGGTGGCAAGTGCGATCTTCACTGCAAGCTTGCGGTGGTGGACATCAAAACCAAAGCATTCGGACCCAATGATGATCCGCAAGGCTATGACGAGCACCTGATGCAGTTGGCAGCCTACCGATCAGGGCTGATCCTGCCCGAGGCTAACTGTGCCAATGTGTTTGTGAGCACGACTCATGCTGGCCTGGTCTCGCTTTATGAATGGACCAAGGCTGATGTGGAAAGAGGTTGGTTAATGTTTGAAGCGCTCTTGCGATTTTGGCAGGCAAAAAATAATTATCAGTAGGATGAGTGGTTGTTCCTGGGTGGATGAATGGTTGTATAGGTGTTGACAAGTGGATTAAACAAGCCTACGATACATCACATAGCAAGTCGCTATGAAGCAAACCCCCAGGAGCAAACAAATGCAAAACGACATCGCAAACATCACCGCAGCATCAGTAGACCAACTCGGCGCATTGCTCGCCCAAATCGCAGACCTGACCAAGCAGGCTGACGCCATCAAAGACAGCATCAAAGACAGCGCTTCTGCAGGCGGTGTCAAGGTTGTCGAAGGCTCGCTCTTCAAAGCTACTTACGCTGAGTCCAATCGCAAAGTTGTTGATTACAAGTCACTGTGCGCTGACCTCGGCATCACTGCAGACCAAATTGCTAAGTACACCAGCGTAGCTGCAGTCTTCTCAGTCAAAGTCACTGCACGCTAATTAACTGGGGGCCTAGCCCCCTTTAGGAGAACACCATGTACTACAAGTTAATTGATTCCGATAAATATGATCTGCGCATGCAGGCCTGCAATGTGGTCGAGAAGGCCAACAACTTTGCTCGCACGGTAGCAAACGAATGGCCAGAGCTTGATGATTATCAACTCAATGCCTACAAGCGTTTGACTGAGGAAATGCAAATGCTTGAGTCGATGCTTGAGCACATCAAGAGCAGGAGGAAAGCAGCATGAAGATCGTTGTCACATACCGTCAGCCACCTATCCCTGTGCGCAGCTTCGACTGGGCTGTCCACAGCCCTGACTACGAGCCTGGCGATGTTGTTGGCCATGGCGCTACCAAGGAAGAGGCCATTGAGGATTATTTAACAGCAATCAACGCGCCAGAGGGCGCACAGTGGGAGGAAGCATGAGCGTGCCAGAAATCGTAAAGCGCACAGTTGCACAGGCCATCAAATTGCTTGATGCATCAGGTGTTAAGTACAAGATTATTGACCAGGACGGCAATGAGTTTGGTGATCTTGTTGTAGTCGAACCCAAAAAAACTAACAAGATTTATAAGCACCCCCCGGGGACAATGTACAGGTTTTATTACCCGCTCATCAAAGACATGAAAGTTGGCGATGTTGTTGCTATCAAAAACTTTGACTTTGAGCCAAAAGCACTTCAGGGGGCGGTCACTGCATGGGCAACCGAGCACTGGGGCAAAGGGTCTTACAAGACTTGTGTCGTTGGTCCCGATGTTGAAATTCTTCGTTGTTCATAAGGAGGCGAATATGAAAACAGGTGGACCAGCTTTTCCGTTACAAGCACACGATTGGCACAAAGAAGTCAGTGATAGAGGGTATGTAAATCATGACTTTACGATGGGCATGACCCTGCGCGATTACTTTGCAGCCAAGGCGATGCAAGCACTGGCGCAGGAGAATTATTTTGATGCAACCGCGAGGCAGGCTTACATGATTGCAGACGCCATGTTGAGGGAGAGGGAGAAATGACACCCGGCTCACGCGTAAAAACTCCACGAGGGTTTGGCATCCTCGAACTGGAACATGCCGACGGCACTTGTGCCATTCGTTTGATCAATGACCGTGAGTGGCCATTTCCTGAGTGGGTGTTCCTGCCCCGCGATCAGGTCAAGTGGGCACCTAAGAAAGACGATTTATCTGACGTTGAGGAGGCACCCTTCTGATGGAACAAGTTTACTTACAGCACCTAGGCACTTGCCCCATCTCAAAGTTTGAGACGAGCAAGCTTAAACCTGTTACCAAGAGGCCCTATAAGTTTGGTGTCAGTGCTTGTTACGCACCTGCTCCTAAGAGCTACTACAGCCATGACCAGGACTGGGTTTATGACCTGATGGTACGCAACCGCACACCGTATCAAATGATTCGCTACAAGGGCTTTCAGTGGCTTTTGTACGCCCTTTTTGCTAGCGCTGTCATCTACTTCAGTTCTGGCATTGCTCAGTGGGCGGTGCGGTGATGGTTGACCTTATTGACTGGCTAACAACGATGTTTGGTGTTGGCTCAATTGGGCTGATTGCTTTCTTAATTTACATACTTTGGAGGCTGCCGTATGGCGAAGACTGATGATCGAATGCAAATGATTGCTGCAGCGCTGAATGGGATCTTGTCCCGCGGTGTTGAGCATTACAAGGATGGACCTTATTCCCTGGACACGCCAGAACGGATTGCAAACCTGGCTGTCCGAATTGCAGACGCAACCCTGGAGATTAGCAATGAGAGATTACCAAGACCCCGAAGTACAGATTCAAGTGCTAGTTGAGTACATGCAAGTCATGATTGCTCGCAGAGACTGGCATGGTGTTAGTGATGCTGCCAATGACATCAGGGAGTTGGAAGCCGAGCAGGATGGTCCAAGCTTCTTGCGTCGGGGGCAAGAACATGCCTAGTTGCCCGCCATGCAATCAACATTGCAACCAGGGAAGAACATGCCCTGCTAGGCTGACTGATGCTGACATTAGAGCATGTGCGGATAGGGTTCCTGACTCACTGACGGCTAATGACTGGCTTTATGCCTTTGCGCGTGCCGTTGAAGCAATGGTCAGGGGGCGATCAACGAATGATGACTGGAAGCTTTACCGAGGAGATGCAGCATGAGTGGCGATCACAATCAGTACCAGAAGGACAAGTCCTATCTTGACTTTGAATGTCCTCGGTGTGGGCACTGCTGCACCGATGATTACGAGACCGCACCACCTAAGCGTGAATGGATTGGGCTGACAAAGGAGGAGATTGCACAAGGGCCACAGGAAGTTTTACCTGTTTTGTATGGCCGTTGGGGCTGGGCAGAAAAAGAAGCTTTTGAAGCGGTCGTTGCGTGGGCAGAAGCCAAGCTAAAGGAGAAGAACACATGAGCAGAGAAGCTATGCAGATGGCGCTAGAGGCGTTGGAGAGATATGGCGGCGTCGATCAGCGTGCCTGTGATGCTGAAGAAGCCCTGCGCCAAGCACTAGAGACAGAGCGTGAGTGGGTGGGGCTGACGGCAGATGAAATCTGGGAATGCAACAAAGCGAGTGGCAGTGCTGTGGAGTTTCACATCTGCTATGAACATCAGAACGTGGAGGATTTTGCGGAAGCTATTGAAGCCAAGCTAAAGGAGAAAAATCAATGAGCGATTCGTATGATGACTACGAAACTGCAATTCAACTTGCAGAACACGCATGGGAACAAGCACTAGAAAAAAAGCAAGAGCCTGTGGCGTGGATATCAGAGGGCGGCGATGTGTCTCGTAGTAAACGGTATATGGATGAAATGGGATTTAAATGCAACCCCCTCTACACCGCACCATCAAAGCAATGGGTTGGACTGACGGCTTATGAAATACAAGAGATCCATTCAGGAAATCAGCACTGGGGTGATTTTGCTTGCGCCATCGAAGCCAAGCTGCGGGAGAAGAATCATGGATAGAGAAGAAATAATCCGCATGGCACGAGAGGCTGGGTTCAAAGTTGATTGGCAACACGCAGACGTTGCTGAGATCAAAGCGGAAAGGTACGAATACTTTGCATATCTTGTTGCCGAGCATGAGCGCGAAGCTATATGGAACTTGCTGTTTGAGTACGCAGGTAGAGATGATTTATCTGATTCAGATCAATCGCTGCTTAAACATTTATTAGATCTCATCGCAGCAAGGTGGCAAGAATGGAGTAACAAAGAAGGGGGAGAATCATGAATAGAGAAGAAATAATCCGAATGGCGCGGGAGGCTGGGTTTAATGTTGAGCAAGGATTTTTGCTACGGGTGACAGGGATTGATGAAGACCTTGAACGCTTCGCCGCTCTTGTTATTGCTGAAAAAGAGAAGCAAATCATCGCTGCGAACGCTCCAGAGATCGAGCGGATAAACACTTACATCAAGGAGCTTGAGGAAGCCGTCGCTGCCGAGCGTGAGAAGGTAGCGCAGTGGATGATGCGACAAGGCTACAGCACAGGCCATGGCGACACTGTGGAAGACCTGCTGAAAGAGTTAGAGTGGCAGATTGAAGATCGGATTAAGAACATCATCCGATCAAGAGTGAATACACAAACTGAAAAAAGCACATGAACGATTTGCAATTGAAAATCCTTAAATACATTTCTAAGCGCAAGACGTTAGCAACAGCCAAAGAAATTCAGTTGCAGACTCGGACAAGCCTATCAACAGTAAGTCGTGCGCTTAAAACCCTTACCAACAAAGGCTGCATCAAATCTAAGTCAGTAATGATTAACTTTGTGAAAGTTCGTCAATATGAGCTTATAACAATGATTCCTGATGACACCAAACCAGAGAAAAAAACATGCGCTAAGTTTGCAAAGACACGAATCACAATTGACACTAAATATTTCCACAACCCTTTTGGTATTGGTAATGAATGATGCTTTGAGATACCGAATGCTCAGACAACTCGTAGACTTTCCTGAACAAATGGATGCAGATCTTGATGAGCTTATACGACAAACAATTGAAAATTATCGAGCGACTACACAACCAGGCTCAGAATCAGATGAAAACAGATCCTGCCTTGGCAGATCAATACTTGCACGATCTTGCCTGGAATGTGCTGGAATTACGCAGGAGACTAAACGATGCTATGCCGACTTATCGTGTCAGGACCGTGCTGGAAGACAACCGTCCTTGAAACAAGATATTTTTGAGAATCAAACAAGCTTAGATTTTATTTAGAACAACGCACATGCAAAACAACCACAGAATACTCACCATCGGTTC